CGAAAACGCCCACTACCAGGCGTGGGTCCATTCCGGCCACCTGATTGCCACCCCCGGCAACATGATCGACCTCGAGCAAGTGCAGGAAGACATCTTCGCCATTGCCGAAACCGTCGTCATGCGCGAGATCGCCAAGGATCCCTGGGGCGGCCAGCAGATCGGCGCCAACCTCGCGCAGCAGGGCTTCGACGTCGTCGATATTCCGCAGCAAGTGCGCTTCCTCAGCGAGCCGATGAAAGACATCCAGGCCCTGGTCGATGCCGGCCGCTTCCACCACGACGGCAATCCCTGCTACGTCTGGCAGCTCAGCAACGTCGAAGTCGCGCCCGACCGCAATGAAAACATCTTCCCGCGCAAGCTGCGCGCCGGCAACAAGATCGACGCCGCGGTCGCCACCATCATCGCGCACAACCGCTCGATGGTCCCGGCCGAATCCGAACAATCCTTCTGGGAATCGGCATGAAGAAACTCCTGCCAGACGCGCTTCTTTTTCTGGGCGCCGGAAGCTTCTCGTATGGCGCCTGGCTAGCGTGGGCGCCGGCCGGCTGGCTTGTCGTCGGCGCGCTGCTGGTCTTGGCCGGCATCCAGATGGCGAGGGCTGAATAGTGTTTGCTGAAGCCTTTGCCCGCAAGTCCGCCTCCACACTCGACCTGTTCCGCGAAATCTATGGCGGTCGCGCAACTTCAACCGGCCGCACCGTCAATGTCGGTACCGCGATCGATGTCTCAACGGTGTTTGCCTGCTGCCGCGTCATTGGTGAGGGTGTCGCCCAGGTACCGTTCAAGCTGATGCGCGAATCTGTTGATGGCAAGCAGCGCCTGCCGGCCAAGGACCACCCGCTGTATGACAAGCTTGCCTGCCGGCCAAACCGCTGGCAGACCAGCTTCGAATACCGCGAAACGATGATCTGGCATGCCGTGCTGACCGGCAATCATTTCAGCTACAAGAACCGTATCGGCAACAAGATTGTCGAGCTATTTCCCTTCGACACCGGCACCGTCAAGGTGCTGCGCGACGATGACGGCACGCTGTCCTATGAAGTAACTGCGCCCAACGGCAGCAAGCAGATCTTCCCGGCAGAGTCGATCTGGCATGTGCGCGGCCCCTCGCTCAACAGCTGGTATGGGCTGGAAGCCGTCAAGCATGCCCGTGAAGCGATCGGCCTGGCCATGGCCACCGAAGAGGCTGTCGGCAGCCTGCACAAGAACGGCGTGCGGCCGTCGGGGGTGTATAGCGTCGAAGGCACGCTCAAGCCAGACCAGTACAGCGATCTGAGCAAGTGGATCGACACCTACCTGGCGGGCGCGAAAAATGCCGGCAAGCCGATGGTGCTTGATCGCGCCGCAAAGTGGATTTCGATGCAGATGACCGGCATCGATGCCCAGACCCTGGAGCAGCGCCGCTTCCAGATCGAGGAGATCTGCCGCTTCGCCCGTGTCATGCCGATCATGGTCGGCTACAGCGACAAGGCCGCCACCTATGCCAGTGCCGAGCAGATGTTTCTCGCGCATGTAGTGCATACCCTGGCGCCGTGGTACCAGCGCCTGGAGCAGTCGGCCGACATCAACCTGCTCACTGATCGTGAGCGTGCATCCGGCCTGTATTTCAACTTCGTCGAAGAGGGCCTGCTGCGCGGCTCGCTGCGCGACACCAAGGACACCGTGCTGGGTTACGTCAACGGCGGCATCCTGACCCCGAATGAAGGCCGCGCCAAGCTCGACATGAATCCGGACCTCGATCCGGCCAGCGATCGCTTGCGTATCCCCGCCAACATCGTCGGCGACCTGCCGCCAGCCAAGGAACCCGCCGAGCCGCAGGCCGACGCCGGCAGCAAGGCCATGGCCGCCGCCATCGCGCAGCTCGCTGAGCGTCCGCAGCCAGACACGCATATTCACGTCGCCGCCCCGGCCATCGACTTCAAAGCCGGCGACATGCATATCACGCAGCCAGCCATCACCATCACCAACGACATTCCCAAGGGTGACCCTGCCAACTTTACCATCCAGATGCCGGAGCAACCCGCCCCGGCCATTCACTTCACCGCGCCCGATGTCAAGGTCGACGTCCAGCCGCCGACGGTCGAAGTGCATGTCGAAGCCATCATGCCCGCCAAATCCGAAGTAGCCATCACCAGCATGCCGACCCGCGAGACGCAATCCAACGTCAAACGCGACAAGGACGGAAACATCATCAGCAGCACCCAAACCGAGAAAGACAAGGAGTAATCATGTCCAAATCCAACACCTTTGAAAACGACCTGCTGCTGCTGGTCTTCAACAACACCGACATCACCCTGATCGGCGACGCCGCCGGCCTGCAAAACAGCGCCACGGCCGGCAGTCTCTACGTCAGCCTGCACACCGCCGACCCCGGTGAGGCGGGCGACCAGACCACCAACGAAACCGCTTACACCAACTACGCCCGCGTCGCCGTCGCGCGCTCGGGTGCCGGCTGGACGGTCACCGGCAACGCCGTCGCCAATGCCGCCTTGGTGCAGTTCGCGCAGTGCGGCGTCACCGGCGCCACGCTGACGCACTTTGGCGTCGGCACCGATTCGTCCGGCGCCGGCAAGCTGCTGTATTCCGGCGCGCTGACCAGCTCGCTGGCCGTGTCTTCCGGCATCCAGCCGCAGTTCGCCGCGGGCGATCTGGACATCACCGAGGATTGATTGTGTCCGGCTTCGACAATGCCCGGTCGCTGGTCGCCGCCATGGATGCGGGTCAGACCTGGCTGTCCACCTTCCGCAAGGTGCCGGCCGCCACCGCCACCATCACCGGGCAGTGGTTCGATTATGGCTATGCCTCGGGCAACCCAATCCCGAACTACTACGCCGCCAGCCCATTGGTCGCGGCCACGCTCGAAGCCGACAAGGGCATCATCGTGCCGCGCCTGTCGGGCGACTCGCGCCAGTACCTGCACCGGTTGTCCGTCATGTCCGCCGGCGCCACCAGCAGCACCCAACCGCTTTACCTGCTCGACTACCTGCTGTACTACCCATTCGCCGATATGGACGCCGCCGGCGAAGACCAGGTCATGGAAAACGCCACCGCCCTGCCGCGCTACACCGACGGCATCGGCGTGCAGATGATGGTCGTCGCCCAATCGCCCACCGTCGGCGGCGGGCGCTTCACCATTACCTACACCGACAGCGACAACGTGCAGCGCACCACCGAAAGCATGTTCTGCGGCGCCGCGCAGCCATCCGGCGCCATCGTCAGCGCCGTCACCGGCACCGGCGGCCTCACGCCCTTCGTGCCGCTAAATGCCGGCGTCAAGGGCGTCAAAACGGTCGATTCTGTCAATTTCTCGGTGGCCAACGGCGGCCTGTGCGCCATCGTCCTGGTGCGCCCGCTGGAAGTCACACAAACGCTGGAGTCCGTCGCCGTCGCCGGCCTGGGATCCGCGGTCGAAAAAGAAGCCATGCGCCTGCGCGGCGGCATGGTCGAAATCAAGGATGGCGCCTTCCTCGGGCTGATCGGCCGGGGCGTCGCCGGCAGCCTGGCCAGCAGCCCGCTGGTCGGCACCATAGAAACCGTCTGGAGCAACTGACATGGGATTTTCAAGCCAGGACGATCTGATCACCCAGATCACCACCAACGGCAAATATGGCCGCATCGACTACAACAAGACCACGGCCGTGGCCGGCGTCGCCGGCACCTGGACGGATCTGGGCACCGCCACCGGCTCCACGCCGGTCGATGCCTACGCCGGCACCTCGCTGACCTTCGTGGCTACGGATGACACCTACGCCGGCGGCGCGGTATATCACGGCGGCGATGTCTCCACCGCCACCAAGCACTTTCTCAACGCATCGGCCTCGGTATTCGCCGCCGCCGGAGCGCCGTGGATTCTGATGTGCGTCGATCAGGTCGGCTATGTGCCGATCACCGGCGCCGATGTCACCAGCACTACCGGCCGCACCATCACCATGACGGCCATCAGCAACACCGCCGCCAAGGTCGACCGCTACGCCAACGGTGCCGGCCTGCGCGCCTACTTTTCGTCCGAGGTTGCGCCCACCCTGGGCGGCCCGAACATCACCGCCTTCACCTACACCAACACCGCCGGCACCACCGGCCGCAGCATGGGCGTCACCGTCGGCACGGCCGCCGCCGCGGGCGCCGTCACCGGCGCCATCATTCACAGCGGCAACGCCGCCACCCGCTACGCGCCATTCCTGCCGCTCGCGGTAGGCGACACCGGCATCAAGGATCTGGAAGCCTTCACCTTCAGCGGCGGCACCGCCTATGGCGGCTCCGGATCGCTGGTACTCCACCTTGTCAAACCGCTGTGGCAGATACCACTTCCCGCATCCGGCATCCTCTCCGAGCGCGACTTCGTGAATCAACTGCCCAGCCTTCCCAAGATCCCCGACGGTGCCTGCCTGCGCTTCCTGCTGTTCCAGACCGGTGCCACCACCACCACCTCGCCGCTGATCGTTGCGGCCGACTACGCCTACGGCGGCTGATCATGGACAAGGCCATTCTCGACATCGTCAACGACTTCGCGCAGTGGAAAGGCAACGCCTTCACCCTGGCCGCGCTGGTCGCTGCCGCACAGCGCGAGGCCGACCGCCAGCGCCTGATCGACGCCGGCCTGCTCGAAGCCGCCGAGGCGCTGGCCTGACATGGCACTGATTCGCAACGGCAGCAACCAGGTTAATGGCCTGAACCGCATCTTCGGTGCGGTCGGTGCATACGGCCTGGGCCAGAATTTCGACAGAAGCGGCCGGTGGCGCGCCTTCGATTCCGGCGCGCATGCCGTCAGCGGCGTCACTAATCGCGCCAGCATTCCGGCCGGCGCGCGGCACCCGGTCGGGTGGAAACTTCCTACCAAAGCCGGCAGCCTGGCCAGCCACAACGAAGCCGAAGGCAGCAGCACCGGCAGCCTATCGCTGGCCTCGGGCCGCAACATGGCCGCCACGGCTGACGGCAGCAGCACCGCCGGCGCCGCGCTGCAATTGGTCGTATCCATGCAGGGCACGGCGGCAGGTGTAGCCACCGCCGAGGCCAACGTGCTGGCCGCGCTGGGCATGGCCGGCAGCAGCGCCGGCAGTTGCACAGTGAGTGCCACCATCGGAGCACTGGCCTGGGCCGCCGGCAGCACGGCCGGCAGCTGCACCGCCACGCTCACGCCCTACGCCACCGGGCGCCTGTACGGCAGCATCAGCCCCTTCACCGAGCTGTCGCCGGAAAACCTCGCCAGCGCCGTGATCGCCGCCGCCGAGGCGTCGCCGATCGCAGCCGACATCCGCAAGGTCAACGCCTACACCATCGACGGCGACGGCAGCGGCACACCCTGGGGGCCGGTGTAAATGGCCAGCGCCTGGGGTGATGCCTGGGCCGGTGCCTGGGGTGATTCATGGGGCGAACCCGCCACCGACCCCAATGCCCTGCGCGGCACCGCGCACGGCAGCAGCAGCGCGCAAGCCGTGCTGGGCGCCATTGCCTGGCTGGCCGGCAGCAGTGCCGGCAGCAGCACCGCGCAGGCGTATCTGGAGCTGGATGGTGGCGCCGTGCCGCCAGCGCCGACTTTTGGCGGCAGCGCACGGCTGCGCACGCGGCGCCGGGCGCCGTTTGTAGTGCAGATGCCGCCCTGGACGCCCGCGCGCCAGCCGGTGGAAGACGTTGAAGTCCTGTGCCTGTTGGGCATGATCTAAGGAGAATGAAATGGACCACCTGAACTGCGGGCTGATCGAGCTCAAATTCGCGGCCGGCAGCGGCCCCGCCGCCATGAGCTTTGAAGGCTACGGCGCCGTCTTCGGCAACGTCGACGCCGGCGGCGACCTGATCGAACCGGGCGCCTTCGCCGGCTTCCTGGCCGACGTCAAGGCCGGGCGCCAGCCCTGGCCCGCCATGATGTCGCAGCACGGCGCCATGGGGCTCACCAGCGAAGACCTGACCCCCATCGGCGTCTGGACCGACTTCGCCGAAGACGGTCACGGCCTCAAGGTGCAAGGCGTGCTGGCCGATACCGCGCGCGGCATCGAGATGTACAAGCTCATGAAAATGACGCCGCGGCCGGCCATCGATGGCCTGTCCATCGGCTATATCGCCAAGGAAGCCATCCCGCGCAGCAGCCCGGACGAACCGCGCCGCCGCCTGAAGCGAGTCGACCTGATCGAAGTCTCGCCCGTCACCCGGCCGATGAATGGCAAGGCTCGCGTCACCGGCGTCAAGGGCATCGAAGAATTGACCAGTCTTTCCGAAATTGAAAGCTATCTGCGTGAGGCAGGCGGCTTTTCCCGCAATGAGGCCAAAACCCTCATTGCTCGCATCAAGAAATCCACCGGCGACGATGCCGGCGACGACTTGGCGCAAATCACCGCAGCCCTCCGGGGCAACCTCAACCGCATGAAAGGAATCCAGTCATGAAAACCAGTTACTTCAAGTTTGCGTTCGTCGCCCTCCTGGCGATCGCCGCTGGCTGTGCCGTTGCCGGCACGCCGATCGTCAGCCCCGAATACATCGCCAGCCTCGGCGCTGGCGCCATGTTCCTTGGCGAAACCTCGCTGCTCGAGATCAAGGGCCTGATCGACAAGCAAGGCGAAGCATGGGAAGAGTTCAAGAAGACCAACACGCAGCTCATCGCCGCCAAGGCCGACGGCAAGGCCGTGGGCGATCTTGAAGCCAAGCTCGCCACCCTCGGTACCGCCATGGACAAACTCGCCGACGATCGCAAGATGATCGAAGACTTCATGGCCAAGGCCACCGCGCCCGGCGCCGGCGGCAGCAAGGAAGACAAGGACCTGCAGGCCGAAGTCAAAGGCTTCAACCTCATGATGCGCGCCGAGTTCCAGAGCAAGGGCAAGCCGATCCCGGCCGCGCTCGATGCCGACGGCTACACGGCCTACAAGAGCGGCTTCTTCAAGCTGGTTGCCGGCGTGCAGGTCGATGGCCTGGATGCCGACGAGCGCAAGGCCATGCAGGCCGGCAGCGATCCGGATGGCGGCTACCTGCTGCCGCACTCCACGGTCGGGCGCACCATCGTCAAGCTCTTCGAGCAATCGACCATGCGCCGCCTGGCCTACGTGCAGACCATCGGCACCGACAAGATCGAAGGTATTGTCGACAACGACGAAGCCGATGCCGGTTGGGTCAGCGAACTTGGCACGCGCAGCGACAGCGGCACGCCGCAAGTCGCCAAGTGGGAGATCTCGGCGCATGAGATGTATGCCATGCCCAAGATCAGCCAGAAGCTGATCGACGACGCCGCCACCGACGTCGAAGGCTGGCTTGCCGGCAAGGTCGCCGACAAGTTCGCTCGCGTCGAAGGCACGGCATTCTGCTCCGGTACCGGCGTCGGCCAGCCGCGCGGCCTGTTCGCTTACACCACGGCGGCCACCGGCGACGACACCCGCGCCTGGGGCCAGTTCGAGCACGTGGTGACGGGCGCCAACGGCGACTTCCACACCACCAAGGCCGATCCCTTGCAGGACATTATCGGCGCGATGAAGGATCAGTACCTGCAGCGCGCGCAGTGGCTCATGCGCCGCGAGGTGCGGACCAAGATCCGCAAGATGAAGGAAGCCACCAGCGACCGTTACCTGTGGGAGCCCAGCCTGCAGGCCGGTCAGCCCGATCGCCTGCTCGGCTACGGCGTGAACATCGACCAGTACGTGCCGACCATCGCTACGGGTTCGCTGTCCCTGGCATTCGGTGATTTCGCCGAGGCCTACACCATCGTCGACCGCGTCGGCATGCGCACGCTGCGCGACCCCTACACCGCCAAGCCCTACGTGGTGTTCTACACCACCAAGCGCACCGGCGGCGGCGCGGGGAACTACGAAGCGGTCAAGTTCCTGAAGTTCTCGGCCTAATAGGGCGGGGGCGGCTGCGGCCGCCCCGTCTTACCTCATCCTGAAAGGAATCGCATCATGAAAAACAATGATCTGCACAGCAACATCAAGGCGCTCACCGCCCTGATCCCGACCGCGCTCGGTGCCACCGGCGCCAATGCCGGCGCCATCATCGATCGCCAGGGCTACGGCGGCGTCGAGTTCCTCGCCACCTACGGTTCCATCACCACCACCGGCACCGTCGTCACCGCGGTCGTCAAAGAGGGTGATGTCACCGGCACGCTCACCAGCGTCGCCGACGACGACCTGATCGGTACCGAAACGCTGGCTTCGCTCGTCGCCGGCGCCCGCGTCGCCGGCACCGGCAAGGAAGTCACCAAGCGCGTCGGCTACAAGGGCACCAAGCGCTACGTCCAGATCAGCCTCAACGGCACCGGCACCACGTCGGTCGGCGTTGTCGCTGCCACGGCGATCCTGCACAGCCCGGAAGTCGCGCCGGTCAGCAACCCGTAAGCACCACGCACCAGCAACCCGGAAGGGCGGGCGAGTCTTCAGGATCACCCGCCCTTTTTACTTAACAAGACGAAAGCCACCATGCACGTTGCCATCCTCGGCCTCGGCCCCTCGGTCAAGCAATACCTCGAGATCACCAAGCGCTTCGGTGGTCGGCGTGCCTATTGCGACGAGACCTGGGGCATCAACGCGCTGGGCGACGTCTTTGCGTGCGACCGCATCTTTCACATGGACGACGTGCGCATCCAGCAGATCCGCGCCGACGCCCGGCCCGACTGCAACATCGCACGCATGCTCGACTGGCTCAAGACCACCACCACGCCCGTCGTCACCAGTCGCGCACACCCCGATTACCCGGCCTTGGAAGAATTCCCGCTGGCCGATGTGCTCAACCGCTTCCCGCTCGGCTACTTCAACAACACCGCGCCCTATGCCGTGGCCTATGCCCTGCTCAAGGGCGCCAAGAAAATCAGCCTCTTCGGCTGCGATTACACCTACGACAACGTCGTCGATGCCGAAAAAGGCCGCGCCTGCGTCGAATGGTGGCTCGGCGTCGCCGCCGAAATGGGCGTCGAGATCGCCATGCCCAAGACCACCAGCCTGATGGATGCCTACCACAGCCAGCCCGATCGCTTTTACGGCTACGACACACTGGACCTCGACATCGACCGCGACGACCAGGGCCGAATCATCATCATGAAGACCGAGCGCACCGCGCTGCCGACCGCCGAGCAGATCGAGGCCAGCTACGACCATTCCGCCCCGATCGCGCAGCAACATTGCCGCGCCGGTGCAGACGTATCGACAAAGGCCGCGCTATGACCCTCATCGTCGCCCCCACCGCCGAACCACTTACGCTGGCCGAGCTCAAGTCCCAGCTCGGCATCAAGACGGACGATCAGCTCAGCGATTCCGTTTTGCTGCGCCGCATGGCCGAGGCACGCAAGTGGGCCGAGGGCTATACCCAGCGCAGCTTCATGCCGCAAGTGCATGAGTTGCGGCTGGATACCTTCCCGGCAAATGGCGAGATCCGGCTGCCCCTGCCGCCGGTGACCGAGATTGTCTCGGTCAAGTACATCGCCGACGATGGCACGCTCACTACTGTCGACGCCGCCGACTATGCGCTCGACACCGCCGGCCCCGTGCCGTTTGTGCGCCCGGTATATGGCGAGACCTGGCCCAGCCCGTGCGCCGAATCCAGCGCCGTGCGCGTGCGCTATGCCGCCGGCTACACCGTCACCGCGCTGGCCGCCACCACGGCGCTCTCCGCCATTACCGCAGCCAACCCCGGCGTTGTCACCAGCGCCGCGCACGGCTTTGCCGATGGCGACCTGCTGCAGCTCGATATCGCCGGCATGACCGAGCTCGATGGCCTGCTCTACAGGGTGCGTGCCGCCGAAACCAACACCTTCCGCTTGGCCCATGTCAGCGGCGCGCGCGCGATCTCCACCCTGGACAACACCGCCTTCACCAGCGGCACGGCGCAAAAGGTCGCGGTCGAGGTCCCCGAGATCCTGATCGAGGCCATCTGCGTGCTGGTGGGTCACTGGACCAACTACCAGGCGCGGCTTGAATCCGGGCAGTTCGTTACCCGCGTGCCGCTGGCCGTCGAGCAAATGCTCGACAGCGAAAAAATCTGGAGCATCGCATGAGCCACGCGCGCCAGCAGATTCGCGCCGCCGCCCGTGCCATCCTGGCGGCATCGGCCACGCACTGGAGCCTGGTGCTGGGCTCGCGCCTGCCCACCTCGCGCGCCGTCATGCCCTACCTGATGGTGTTTTCCGATGGCGAACCGGCGTTGCCGGCGACCGACAACGCCCCGCTGATCAGTCAGCGCGACATGAGCCTGATTGTGGCCGGCCGCCTGCGCGTCTCCGGTAACAACGACAACGAGACCATCGAAGACAGCATGGATGACCTCGCCGCTGAGGTTGAATCCACGCTCACTTTTGCCGCACTGCAGGCGCAGCTCGCCCAGGTGCAGCGCTTGTGGCTCACCAGCACCGAAATGGTCGTGGTGCTCAGCGAAGAAGGCCAGCCGCAGTACGCCGAAGTCACCCTGGCCTTCGTCGTTCGCTACTTCATCCAGGAAGGCGTCCCCGACACCTTGCTGTAAGCCGCACCCGCAATTTCAGCAGCGCCAACCCGGCCCGCACGGATCTCCGTCGCGGGCTTTTTATTGCCGAAAGGAAAGAACCATGAGCCTGACTATCCACACCAATTCCGGCCTGGCGATGCTGATGCAGTCCGCCATCGCCGCCGCCAAGACCATCACCGCCGCGACCAACGCCGACCCCGGCGTGTTCACCAGTGTCGCCCATGGCTACGCCGACGGCGACATCATCCTGCTCGAAGTTGATGGCATGCCCGAGCTGAACCAGCGCCTGTTCCAGGTCTATGCCAAGGCCACCGACACCTTCCAGCTCG